TTTCATTATGGAGAATCCCGCTTAAAAAGGGTTTATGAGCAGACCAGGAAAACCATCCGGATTGGTGACCAGGGCCGAAACGAAGGCAAAAAAGGCCGAGCGCGCGCAGAAAGAGGATACGCTGCGACCTAAGCGCGGCCTGCCTAATGATGCTCCTGGCCAGCTGAAGGATTACCCCGTGGCGCGGGCCACCTGGCGGGCTGCCATGAGAGAGTACAACGATCTGGAGCGCGAGATCGTGACCCGGCTTGACATGGCTCACCTGGTGGATTACTGCATGCTCGCGCAGCATCTTTCAGAGATCGAGTACATGCGCAAGGCAGCGTATCAGGCCTGGTTGGAGCTGGCCAATGAGTATGACCGGTTGGCTGAGCTAGAGAAAGCTGACGAAGCGGTCATCATGGCCACCAAGGTAGTAGGCGCATTCGACGCCGTGACCAAGCTGGACACCCGGGCGGAGCGCAAGCGGGCGCTGATCAAGCAGTGGCGGGAGTCGTTATACCTTACTCCTCGGGCGCGTGCTGGCACAGTGCCGCCCACGAAAGAGAAAGAGGTGCCTCCAGACGATATGGAGCAGCTCATGGATGATGTGACGAATTTTGTGAATGAACCGAAATGAAATTATTCCGAGCAACCATACTCATTCTTATAGTCTGCCTGGTGGTGGCCATGTTTGATGAAGCGCGCGCAACCCGGGCGGTGAAGTTCTACGAGAATCTGAAGCACACGAAGGGCCGTTTCTTCGGGCAGCCGTTCACGCTGCTGCCCTGGCAGGCCCAGATCGTGCGGGATGTGTATGGCACGGTCAATGAGCGCGGTGTGCGGCAGTACAAATACGTCTATCTCGAGGTGCCCAAGAAGAATGGCAAGAGCGAGATGGCCGCCGGTGCAGCGCTGTATCAGACATTTGCGGATGGGGAACGCAACGGCGAGGTGTACGGCTGCGCGGCGGATAAAGGGCAGGCCTCGATTGTGTTCGATGTGGCGGTAGATATGATCGACCAGGTCCCGGCGCTGAAGAAGCGGGCCAGGCTGAATCTGAGCACGAAGAAGATCACGGATAAGGTGACCGGCACATTCTACAAGGTAGTCAGCTCGGAGGCTTACTCCAAGCACGGCCTGAACGTGAGCGCGTGCGTGTTCGATGAGCTGCATGCCCAGCCCAACCGTGACTTGTGGGATGTGATGACCTTCGGCGCCGGTGATGCCCGCGTGCAGCCGATCTGGTGGATTATTACTACAGCCGGGGATGACCCGGACCGGGTATCGATCGGCTGGGAGCAGCATGATTACGCCAAGCGGATCCTGGCCGGGGATATCACCGATCCCACCTGGTACCCGGTGATCTATGGGTATGAGGGCGATGATATCTACAACGAGGACAACTGGGCGCAGGCTAATCCCAGCCTGGGCACTACCATTGTAATTGAGTCGGTGCGCGAGGCAGCGGAGAAGGCCAAACAAAAACCCGCCGACCAGCGCCTGTTCCGCTGGCTGCGCTTGAATCAGTGGATCACCACCAAACTGACCGCCTGGCTGCCGCTCGATTTGTTCGATGCGACGGTGGGCAATTGGACCCGGGATGAGCTGCTGGATAAGGAATGCTACCTGGGCCTGGATCTGTCGAGTACCACCGATCTGACGGCGTTGTGCACAGTCTTCCCGCCCCAGGGTAGCCAGCTCGACTGGCGCGTGTTCTGGGATGCGTTCATCCCGGCGGATAATATGGCCGAGCGCGTAGAGAAAGACCACGTGCCTTATGACCTGTGGGCGAAGAGCGGCTGGATCACCCCCACCGAGGGCAACGTGGTGGATTACACCAAGGTCAAGGAGCGCATCCTGGAGATCAAAAAATTCCATAAGGTCGTCGAGGTGTGCGCGGACCGAGCCTTCGCCACCATGCTGATCCAGGAGCTGGAGAAGGAAGGCCTGACGTGCGTGGATATCCCGCAGACGTTCTTATCGCTGACCAACCCGCTGAACGAAACCGACCGGCTGCTGCGTGAGGGAAAGCTGAGCCATGAGAACTCACTGGTGGCGCGCTGGTGCTTCGGAAATGCATCCATTGCCAAAAACGGTAATGGCCAGATCAAGCTGGTGAAAGAGCATAAGGGCAAATCGGTGGTGCGCACACGCCGGATCGACCCGATCTCGGCCTGGGCAGATGCCATGGCGCGGGCGGTGAGCTATAAAGGATCGCTTGATTTGAGCGAGGCCATCCTAGATCCTGAATGGGGTATGTGATGACAATAATTTTGCGATTGGATATCGGCTGCGGGAATCACAAGGACCCGGGATGGGTTGGAATAGACATCCAGAATCTGCCAGGTGTGGACATTGTGCATGATTTGAACCTGCACCCGTGGCCAATCCCTGATAACGCCATCGACCAGGCCAAAGCCTGGCACATCATCGAGCACATCCCGCCCGTATGCGTCACCGAACAGGGCACGCGCAAGCCGTTCATAGAATTCATGGATGAATGTTGGCGGGTGCTGTTCCCCGGGGCCCGGATCGATATCGAGACTCCTTATGGATCTTCCCCCGGATTCGTGCACGATCCGACCCATTGCAACATGGTGGATGAGCTTACTTTCGAGCATTTCGACCCGGCATACGGGCGATATCGAACCTACCAACCCAAACCATGGCGAATCGTGGAGCTGAAATGGACGGTGGACGGGAACGTGAATGCAATCCTTGAAAAGAGGGCCAAAGCATGATGAGGATGTCCGAGCTCAAGAATAGATATCCTGGCCGCCCGGCGGCAGTGCTGGGAGGCGGACCAAGCCTACCGGACGATATGAAGGCGCTGCCAGAGGGCTGCTTGCTGATCGCAGTCAATTATCATGCGTTCTATTTTTGCAAGCCTGATTTCATGGTTTATAACGACCAGCCCGAATCAGATCCATTGTTGGTGGAAGCAGTGATGAAACATCAAGCGAGATTAGTCAGCCCAGATCCGAGCTCCGATATCCGATTCGATGCGCCGGTATGGACGGGCTTTTACAGCTCCAACACGGCAGCCTGGTTCGCTTTATGGATGGGCTGCGATCCGGTCATCCTGTGCGGGATGGACTGCTACCAGGGCGAGCAGAAATACTGCCATCCCTATACCAAAGATGAGCCGAATCATCATTACCCACTGGATCATCATTTACGCCCATGGATCGAAGAAGGCCGGACGTTATGCCCCCACCCCGAGCGATTGAAAGCGATGTCCGGGCCGCTGGTCCAGGTTTTTGGAGCTTATTGTGAAAAAGTTCTTGCGTAATTATCTGGATGATTTATTGATGCTGGCAGGCTGCGGATGCGTCCTGGTCGGGCTGGCGTTATGGAGCCCCATTGCAACCTGGATCGCGGCCGGTTTGATGCTGATCGGCTTTGGCGTGTTGATCGGAAAGGTGAAGAGCCATGTTATTGAGTAGCTTATTCAGCGCCAGTCCCAAAATCAAAGAAGATCCGAACAGCCCCCGCCCGGATTATGAGCCGTCCTGGGGATATCGGACCGCATCAGGCGAGCGGATCTCGGTGGAAGCGTCGAAATCCATCGCCACCGCCTACCGGGCAAAGAACATCATCAGCGATGACGTGGCGAAGATGCCCTTCCAAATGATACGGCGTGTAAACAAGCAAATCGAACAGGTCGAGCCGGACGCAGTAACCCGCAATATGGCCTATCTTTTGCAAGTCAGCCCCAATCTATGGGGTTGGACGCCATTCCAATTCAAGAAATCTGCCATCGAATGGCAGCTCTTCTACGGTAATGCTTATATTTGGAGCCCTGTCATGGGCGACCGGCAGCTTTTGATCCTGCCAGCGGACCGGACCATGCCCGTATTCGACATGGAAGGGAATCTGTGGTACCAGCACACCTTCAGTAATGGGGAAACACGCTATATCCCGGGGGTCGAGATCTTGCATTTGCTGATCAATCCGGACTCGACCGGGTTTGTCGGGCGCGGGGTGATCACCTATGCCAGGGAAACTTTCGGAAGGCGGATCGCCGCAGGCAAGACCCAATCCAAACTCTATGCCCAGGGGTTCCTACCGGCTGCTTACGTGCAAATGGCAGGTGAATTGAACGCCGAGGCGCGGTTAAAAGTTAGAGACGCTTATGAAGAACAAATGAGCGGCTCCGAAAATGCCTACCGGCTGGCGGTGTTCGATACCAAGATCACCAAATTCGAGCCGATCAACATCCAGCTCAAGGATGCCCAGTTCCTGGAGAGCATCGACGCCAACGATCGGGATATCTGCAATTTCTTCGGCCTGTCCGAGCACATGCTGAACCGGGGCAAGGAAGCCTACAATTCGAACGAGC